AAGATCTACCAGCGCAAATGCGGTGCATCTGGAGACTGCCCTATGGGGCCCACGATTACTTAATCGCGAAAGGTGTCGAACTCGAGGTGCCCCCTGGACCTCTAGTACCTCACACTCACCCAGTTTCCGCCATCATCCGTAATTGGTTTGAGTTCAAGTTAATTCACCAATTCCGGGATCGCAGAATCAAGAGTGTCGGGGGAAATGACGTCCGACACGCCAGAGACCACTCATTTGCCCAAATCCACTCTTGTTGTCCCACCCTTGACGGGAGTGATGAGATTCGCAATGCCAAACGAATCGGGAGGACGAGGGGAGACTATTGTACCGAACGTTTCCAGGACTGTACTGTCCCTGCTGACGTCTATTTATTCTCCCATTCTCTCTACTATGTCCCACGTGAGGAGCTATCTGCTATACCTTCTGGAGCCACGATTGCCGCAATCCACAATGTGTACCCCGGTCCAGGGAATTACACATTTGGCGAAGCAACTGTACGAGAATTACCAAGTGGGCAATTGGAGATACACACCAAGGGAAATGATCACCCTTACGTACACCCCCCTGTGTGGCTCAAGTCCGAGTGTTGCATCTCAACGGGATACACCACAGTGACATTTTATAATGCTGGTCGGATTGACGTCTGCCATGCATATATCGGTCACGTGAGGCCAGCGTCCTTAATGGACCAGCTTATTGACCCAGTTGACGTTCAACATGATCCGCCTACAACTGACCTCATTGAATACCTTATACCTGAGTTCACAGGCGTTTCAGTAACCGCTCGGTTGATCCACACAGGGCAGTTACGTGCCCGTACCTACTTCACAACTCGGGATCTGCCTATCCCAGAGAACATTGATGACCAAGTTGTCGTTGCCCTGAAGAAGGGAATGGCGTCGACGTTGTCTGCCTGGGGACAGATTCCAGTTGATGATGTCGCTGCGGTAAATAACGCTATAAACTGTGTTAAAGAGGTTGAGAAATTGACCCCTTTATGGTATCGGTGGTCCCGGCTACTATGGACCTTCGAACCCATTAGCCGGATCACATCCGTCCTGGCCTACACCATACCCATTACTTATTCACAAGCCAAGACACTCTACGCCCACTCACGCGCGAAACTCGTTGGGGGATTCGCCAAGTTTATGCGGCAGTTCTCCGGAGTGAAGCTGAAGACTGCCCGTTGGTTCGACAGCAAATGGTTCCAGAGCGTGCCAACGTATATCCCCGCTTCATCCCATGAGAACGAGCTGACCAGTATATTTACTCGATCGCTCCCACCAAAACGTCCCATCCGTATCCATCCAAACATCCGGGAGGCAGCAAATAATATCGCAATGCGTATAGGCAAGATCGACCGCCCAATGGACTTTGACACGTGGGTACAGCGATTCCTGCCAGCCCGACAGGCGCAGCTGAGGGCCGCCCGCCACTGTCCGCTGCAGACGACAGTGGAGTTCTTCCAGAAGATAGAGCAGCTCGACGATGCCAAGCAACCCCGCGCTATCCAAGCTCGAGTGGACGCCTTCAAAGCACACATAGGGCCGTGGATGGCAGCCTTTGAGTTGCAGTGTCGTGAACGGCTGCCTATTTTCGTCAAGGGACTCGACCCCGCAGCCAAGGCTCAAGAGCTAGCCAGAGTTAGTCAGATTTCTGACATCGCACTTGAGATTGATTTCTCCAGATTTGACCGCAGCTTATCCTCGCAGTTATTGCGCAACACCGAGCATGTCGTGTATGCTGCGTGCTTTCCAAAAGAGATCGCCGGAGCCCTTAAGCTTCAACTTAGTAACTATGTGCGCACGCGCAACAACGCCGCGTACATAGTTGACGGAACTCGCATGTCTGGAGATGTCAACACAAGTATCGGCAACTGTCTCGTCAATGCATGTTTAATGCAGGCGTTAGGAATACCCCTTGGCAGGCTCAAGGTCGAGGGCGACGATATGCTCGCCGCTATCACACCCTCCATCCGTGATTCGCTAGACATGTCCATGTTAACCGATGCCGGTTTACAGCCTGAATATAAGGTGCTACCCATGAACGAGGCTGAGTTCTGCAGTCGCAGGATCGTTCTCGTCGATGGTAATGCTAGATTATGCCGCGACCCTCGAAGAGAGATTCGGCGTACAGGCTTTTCGATACATCATGAAACCGAACAAGAGAAGTTGCATCGAGGCATTCACGAGTGGGGTGGATTGCCGATGTTTGGCCCTTTGTATGAATCTGCAGCGAACAAACCCATCACTCCTATTAGTTGGAACACTCGTGCCAATTTTGCGCTTATTTGGGGAATTAGCCAAGATGAACAGAGGAAGTTCGAAGAAGACCCCGACTTCCGCGCCGAATTCGCGCAGGAGATCGCGGCGCCAGGCGCGCCTCCCACCGGGGACAGTTATCGTCCGTTACAAGGAGTTGCTGGCCCCCGTTGTGAAGGGAACCACCCAGTTCCTATTCACACCAGGGTCGAGCGGTCTCCCTCATCTGGACGCTCGAGGACGCATGTACGAGATGTACCGTCTTCGCGGACCAGTGAGAGTGCAGTATCGCGCGGCAGTGGGGACAACAACGAACGGAGAAGTGCTTATCGGCGTCGATTACGACGCAAAGGACGCCGTCCTCACCTATCAGGGGACAGCAGCCCTATCACCAAAGAGCATGACTCCCGTTTGGAAGGACTCTGTTCTCGTGGTACCACACAACCGCGCAATGAAGCAAAAGTGGCTCGTGACAGCCACTGATATTACACCCAACACTACGGGTGGGGCGCCGTTTAATTACAGGGAAGATGCCATAGCTTTTGGACTCAACATCACGAGCACGGGTGAATCAGCCACGGGATCAGTTTGGATTGAGTACAACGTGGAATTTGCTTCACCACGCGTACCCGAACCCATCGTCAATGCCAGTGTTGTGAATTCCACGGAAACCCTATCCGTGGCCCGCCATTCTGGTTACACATGTCCAGTTGACCCCGGTCAGAGCTTCTACATTGCTAGTTCAGCTGGCACCCCCTCATTCAATGGTGGGTATACCAAACTCGATTCTGGCGAAACAGAAGGAGTCAGCTGGACCCTTGTAAAACGAGAGGATGACGCAGTAACTAACATTTGGGGCACACTGACTGGATTGTCTACAAGTCTGGTTAAGTTGTTATCTTCCGAGAACCTCCGTTCCCTCGTCAAACTCTACAACAATCTGACCTTAACCTAAGTAACCAATGAGCGCCAGGATTGTGTGTGACCGGTTAATCCTACAGGATTCTCAATTTCCCCTGAACCCGCTGCTGATTGTAGACGCCATTACCGATGCCAAATGGTGTAGTGAGGCGTCGTTTGTCACATCCATTACAGTCCGTTACACACCAAATGTGTCTTCCGACACGCCCGGGCAGGTTGTACTTGCCGCCTCAAAGCAACCAACATCAACACCAGCGGCGGCATATGCATCTGCTTGCAAGGTTATCGGTCCGGTATGGAAGAGCCTCCACCTGGTCATTCCGAAAGAAATCCTCAATTTCCAGAGATGGACCCGAGAGAACGACCCACATATGTGGTTGTCATGTGTCGGGGTAGCTGGATCAGTCGATATATCATGCACCATTCGCTGTGCTACTCATTTGCATCTGACGAAATCCATCCTACCAAGCTTGACCGACCGCGTGTCAAAACTCGACACCGCTTGCTACCTTGGGCCCATTCTAGCCGGGTTCTCCTACATTGGACTTATGGTGCGTGACGTACAGTCCATAGCCAGTTTCTACTGGCCTGGCAACGGACAAGTCATTAATATTAACCTTAAAGACGGAACAGGCATCACTACCGGGCACCGTTACATACGTACCCCTGAGAATCGGCATTACGTTGCTGTCCGCTATGGCTTCGGCAGCTCTTTCAACTATGCATACAGTTCAAGCAATGCATCCTACGAATGGAAGTCGTGGAAAGACACGCTTGCCTCTTACACTATGAAGGACAGTTTGAGTTACGCAGCTCCCGTGAGCTATTATGGCTCTTGGCGACCCATAAAAGGTAGCACTTCATGGTGGGCTGAAATCAATCCCAAGTACACACGGGTCACCGAAGGTACCCCTCTTGCCACACACGATTATTACCATCCGTGTACCCAGTTGATCCTGTACTACGAATATCCTGGGGTGAACATATTTGCTTCTGATTTTAAACCCAGCATCCAAGTCACTCCAGGATCAGACCTACCATGCTTTTCTGGTAATGCAGCTCCGAACAAAACCCAGATGTTACCACTCAACGTGTCCCTTCTTCAAACTGCTTGGAGTCCACACTGGAATCCCAATTTGCAGATCGAGAGGCAGCTATCCCTCTTCGAGGATGCACGCGACAAGTTCTCCGCATGGCCTGTGAACTGTGGCTCAGTAGTCTCACGGCGTCCCAGAGACGGAAAAGAGTGCGAGGAGGATCTACAGTCGAGACACAAGTCTCCGGAAGACCCCGGCCAGGCTTCTGTTGATCAACCGATGTAGATGCGTTATAGGGGTTTTTCGGCCTGTTGCAGGCTTTTCCCCTAAGGCAAGTTTTGTGTCACAC